ACCACCGCCTTTGCCCTTTGTGCTGGCTGCAAACGCCTGCCAGTCAGCCGGTAGTTTAGATACCGTTTCAGCAGCATACTTCCGGGTGCCGAACTCCACATAGCTTGCGTAATTAACCGAACATCCGAAGGTATTGGCAAGCCGGGAAGATTGCTGGAATATAGCACCCTTTAAATGGCCCTCATCAACCGGTGCTGCCTGTTTTGCGGCAGCTTCTACCCTTATGCCGAAATTATTAAAGCATGTCTGTACCTGTGGTTCGTATTTTTTAATATCGAACCGGGCAAGTGTTTTATCCAGGCCTTCTATTTTTACGAAAGATCCACCCATGTCTCTGTCCTTGTGTATTGTAAAACCATAAATCTTTTTTTACCTTCCGATTCAATAACAACTGAGTTGCATGTACAAACCTGTCCTTCATAAATCATGGTTGTCTTTGATGAAAACCGGCTGTCGTACCTCACACGCACACGCAGGTCATATCTTGTTAGATCGGTTGCCTGCGCTGTGTATGAACTGCCCGATATGTCCTGTATTTCAGCCCATGCCTGCCAGCGTTCTGTTTCTACCTGCGTAACGCCACCGCCAGCATCTTGCGTAAAATCCGGCTCGTTGTAAAACGTCGGGTACCGGTTCATTTTACCAATAAGTGATGGTGCCATTACTTTTGCCGGATTAACGGGTTAAGTAATGTGCAGGCAACCGGAGACATTTTTTCTGTCTCATCCCCCCGGTTCTCATACAGGAATAAAACCTGCTGCATGATAGCTGTCTTATAAACCTCCGGCACTGTTGTAAAACCAGCCGTGTATGTAACTGTCATGCGGCCATACGGCGTTTGTATCTGGCTGAAATTCCAAACCAGCGTCAGTACCGTTCCTTGCCAATCGACAGCCGTAGGCGTATTCGTAACCGGCCCGTAAGGCAATATAAACCCACCGTTCACATTATGGATATCTGCTGCAACTGTACGGGTTATTATTGAAGTATTGGTGTACTGCTCACACATGATCCGGGCTGTGGTAATAAGGGCCGTCAGCAAAGCATTATCCACGTTCTGATCTATCTTACCCCATGCCAGCACTTCAGGGAGTGTTACCGACTCAGAACCTTCACCGCTGAACACAACATTTGTGCAGCCATTATACAGCCCTTGTGCTATATTGGCATCGTAACCCCTGTAACGCCAATATTGATCTTCATTTGCTCTGAAATCCATGTTGTATAATTAAAATAGCCCTGCCCAAAATCGGACAGGGCCTTTATTATTCATTAAACCAACGCTTACGAAACAACATCAAAGTTGCCGTAAATGAAGTAGTCGTTGCCATAAACAGGCAGCGCTACCCTTTCTTCGATCCTTACGGTAACCTGGTTTGACCTTACGTTTGTACCGTCTTCCCTGAAGAACTCAACCCTTGCAGGCTCACGGGTGATCAGGTTTGCACCAAGCACCCAATCGCCTACCAGGAAGTCAGAGAATGCCTGTGCGGTTGACCTGAATACAGGAACGCCGGCAATAAACATCTGACCACCGATCTTTTCAACCAGGTTTACAGGCAGTGTGTAATCACCTGAAGTCGATCCTTTGTACAGCCACAATGTGTACCAATCGGATGGACTGATCAGTATACCGTTTGCTTCACGATCCAGGTTTTCGAGTTGTGCAATAGCCTGAACCAGCGTTTCAGCCCTGTTTACAGCAGCAGCGGCGGCAGCGGTATAGTTACCAACAGACTGCAATCCCAGCAGATTAGGGCGTACGCCGTTACCGTTAAGTATCTGATCGTCTTCGGCCCTCATCAGCTTTTCAGGTAAACGTGACTGCAGGAATGTTGTCATGCCTTCAACATCGTCAAGCAGGTTCACTGACATAACCATGAAACCGGCAATCCATTCAGCGTAAACGCTGGATTCCTGCAACTTAAGGCCAAACTGTGCTTTTGTCGCACCCTCTGCGGCGTTTGCTATTGAGCCGGTGCCTGTTATCTCCTTAACGTAATCAAACGTACTGTTTGCCCCCATTCCGCCGCCTTGCAGTAATTCCCGGATATGCAGCTTACGTTTAGGAAGTTCGATAATACCGGGGCGAACGTACGTTACGCTGGCACCGGCTGAAGTAAAGGCGTTTCCAAAGGTCATGTCTTTGAGTTCAACGGTAACACCTTCCCCTTTTTTCAGGTTTTTGATCTTGTCGGCATTCTCCTTCATGGCGATAGGTAAAGCCTCGTTAAAGGTTTTACCTTGCGTGCCGGGAGCAGCGAATCGGCCTTCTTTAACCAACTTCTCCATAGCTGCCCAATCAGCAACAATGGTTTTAATATCTTCGATGGCTTTTGTAACCATCTCCGGCTTTACATCAGCCGGTAACTGGTTAAGGGCTGCAAACTTTTGCTCAACCAGGTCATTCATTTTTTTGATTTCTGCTTTTGAGTTGTCATCAGCAACTTTTATCACGGCTGCTTTTGTAGCCTCAAGTTCCGTAACAATCAAGTCTTTTATGTCTTTGGCTTCCATTTTTAGTTTTTTAATGAGTTATGAAATGATGCGAACGCCTCTTTGATTGAACCGGCTATATCTACCTGTGGAGTGTCGTTTTTAGACTGCTCTGTAAGCTGAATTATAACCTGTGTTAATTGTTTGTTTTCAATCAAAAGGAGTTCTATTGTTTCGTCTGTGGCCGTTGTATTGGCACAGAATTTTTCAATGTTTTTTTGCCGGTTAATGTAAGATTGTACCACCTCTTCAATAGTCTTACTCTTTAACCCGGTTAGTGGTGTGTTTGGGTTTGACCCCCACGCCGTGAGGCTTGACCCTTCGTAAAGTTTTATGTCAGTAAGTTCATACCAACCTTTATCCGGATTTTTTAAATATTCCTCATAATCCTGCAACTGGTTGCGCTTCATTGTCCGGAACCCTATACTGTGTTCGGTTATCAACCCGCTTTCAACCATCTTAACAAAATCCATCCCCAGGGCATGCGTGCCGGTATGCGATTCATAAGACAACCCCTTCTGATCTTCAGCTAACATGGTTATTTTACCCAAAGGCTGGGAACTATTATGGTTCATCAAATGTTTGATACGTGGGGTTGAAGATTGCGGCCCCCATTCCTGGATTGATTTTGCAAATGCACCTTTACGGATAATATCTCCATCCGAATCTACGTTATTGAAGGCTGAAAAATACCCGGTCACAATCCCTTTTTTACCATCAACATCTTTTATGGATGCTGCAATATGACCGGCTTTATATAGATACAGGTGGCTCATCACCCGTAAAATTATACATTAACGCAGGCAACATTTTGCCATATCAAAATAACTGTATAAATTTATACTATGACTAACGCCGAAATGGTAAAAATGATGGCTGACGGGTATACTGCAAAGGAAATTGCAACACACTTTCAAATGTCCGTAGATGCCTTACGAAAGAAAATTTTTATACTCAGGAAGATGTGTAATTGTTCTACTTCAATGCAATTAGTAGCAACATACCTTAGAAGAGGATTGATAACTTAAACAATTCCGGCAACCGCACACCTGCAGTTGCAACATTCATTTGCGCCGCCTGCTTTATCGCCTGGGTGATCCATTAACTGACCACCAACATTAAACTTATCGCCTATCGGAATTATCACCTGGTTAACCTCTTTGTGGTGTGGCCTTACCCGGCTATCCCTGGCGGATATCCATATTTTCTTTGTAGCACCGGATAATTTTAGATTCAACATACTACCGGCGTTTGCGGCGTTAACTGTTTCGGTACGGGCTATAAGTCTGGCCCTTGTTGCTGTGAAGTCCGGTGCCTCCAGTTTCGATACAATCTCATCGAACGACCACCCCTCAATAGCGGCTTCAGATAATACCTCGCCAATCAGTCTTATGGTTGTTTGTGTGATACCTTCAGCATCATTAAGCAGATTAAATCCGAAGTACTGCTGCATAAGTGATACAATACGTTCACTAAATCCCATCTGCCCTGCTTTAACCGGCTTGCGGGTATTGTATGCCCAGGCCGAACCCGTTGTTTTGTATAGATCATTCAGAACAACGTATAAACCGCCAGATCGAACGTAAATCAAATCTTTGTTGTTAATATACTGCTGTACCTGCGCCTTAAGAGCTTTATTTATTCGTGGCGCATACATCAATTCATAACGCATCTGAAATCTGTGGAATTTCAACCAGAATTGATGTTGTTCAGTAGGTGTCATTCTTTAACTGAGTGCGTGGTTCGTAAGGCTTTAGCTGACCCTCACGGATAAGTTCTTCAATCAGCGCCCTGGCAGCAGCCCTGGCAGCTATCTGCGCTTTTCGTGCAACCTCGCATGTTGGATCAAGCGGGATAGCGTTATGAACCCTTATTTTAATTTCCTGTGTAGTCATTTCCGGTGTTTGGTATTGGCTCAACTGACATCGTTAAGTCTTCAGCAAGTTGATACCCTGTTTTTATTATCAGCGCATCGGCTATCGGATCTGTCAACTCGTCTTCACCCATAGCGACACGCATCTCGTTTATCACAATAGCAGGCAATGCAGCCCATCCGTCAGCCTTTGATTTAAGATCCTGTTGAAGTTCCGGTATCTTGCTTATATCAGGTTTGCAGCATTTGTTTTCGCCAAAAACATCTACGGTACCACGGGTTATTGCATGGCACATACGCATCACATTAGGAATGATTGCGTTTGTGTACATGTCTTTGCGCATCTCCTTTACGTTGCTTTCAGTAGACGCTTTTTTATTGTTGAATAACACAGAAGATATGCTGTATGCGTTACATATCTTATCAAAGTCAACATCTCCCATAACAAGCGCATCCATTTCTACAAGCGATAATCCTAATGGTAGTACACCCATTTCCCCGTCCGTAAAGTACGGCGCTCCTTTGTTTTCCGGGTTACGAAGGAACCGGGCGAAATTATCTTTATGCTGCCCGGATATCGTTACTTCATTATTCTGTGCAACACCACCAGAACCGTACCGCTGTTCAACACCCACCGATTTATCGTACACAATAGATGGCACGCCTCCGTTCTGCATCTGTGATACCGACGCACTCATATTGGCCTGCAGCCTTGTTAGCCTCTGTGCCAGCGCTTTGATTGGAGACATGCCCCGGTGGCGTTCGTTATACCGGGTAGTTGGGTTAAAATATTTTGCATAAATAACCTCATCGGCATTCAGCGTAAAAGTTGTTTGTGTGTCCTGGTATCTGTAACCTATAATAGGGTTAGGGAACACATCACTTAAAATGACCGTCATAAACGACGGGTGCATGAACGGGGTTTTCAATTTCGTTTTATCCGGGCCAAACTGTACACGATCCTTAAACATAAAAACCTCCCCGGTGAGATACAGCCAGATGTACATTATCTCTTTTTCTCCCAGCGTAAGCGTTTTGATGTATTTGCACATCGGATCAGTAGGCGGGAGTTCTTCGTTTGTGGTATCATTGTAACAAACCAAGTCAACCTGTGCGGAAGATGTTGCTAATCTCGATACCACAGAATAAACATCATCGAAGATTATATAAGCCTCAATTTCCTTAACTGATTGCCAGTTAGGGAATATCATTGTTCGGATTTGTTCTATTGATTTTGCCCGGTTGAATGTCTGGAGATATTGCACAGCGTTGGCAAGTTGCTGGTTCTGTGCTTTGAGTTTTTTTATCCC